CCACCAGAACCCGCGCTCGGCGTCGCTCTTGGCCAGCAGGCCGGCGACCCGGGCCGAGGCCGGCTGTACGGCGACCGCATTGGCGGCGGTATCCCAGACGGTGACGGCCGGGTCGACCACGTACACCCGCGGGCTGCCGAACAGGCCGCGGTAGGCGATGGCCTCGGCGTCGTTGGTGTTGGGACCGTCGGCGATGATCACCGCACGCAGCCGGTCGGCGACGCCCAGCAGCTCGGCGGTCACCGGCGCACCGGTGATAACCCCGGCCGCGTCGCGGGTGACGGCGCCTGTGAAGCCTGGCGCAATCAGGATGCGCGGACTCACATGCACCACGCTCTGCGCGGCGAGCAGCGCCTGCACGCCCTTGTACTGGCCGGTTGCGGCATCCACGCCACCGATCACGTTGGACTGCGTGGCCGCTGCCGTGGCGCCCTCGGCCACGCGCACCACCACGACCATGGCGCCGGCCTGGTCGAAGATGGCATCGAGTGCCCCGGGCAGGGTGCCCAGGCCGTTGCCGGTGGTGTCCAGCTTCGCGGCTTCCAGGCGGCTGCCGGCGATCAGCACCGGGGTGTCCAACGGGAACGCGGCCGGGTCCGCATCCGGCGCGGTGCCGACGATGCCGATGACCGACGAACGGACGGTTTGAATGGGACGTGGACCGGCATCGATTTCGACGATTTCGACGCCGTGGATGAATTGTGCGGGCATGGTGATGACCTCCTCAGATGGCGTTGAGCTGGGTGATGGCCGCATCCACGGCCGCATCGATCGCGGCGCTGTCGGTCGCCGCGTCCACAGCGGCCTTGCCGGCGCGCCGGGCCTGTTCGATGCGGGCGGCCAGTGCGATCCAGGCGTCGGCCTGGGCGATGATGGCGTCCGCCGCCGCCTGGGCCGTGCCCGCGCCGGCGTCCACGTCAGCCTGAATGAGGGGCGGCACGCTGGCCTTGGGATACCCCGCGGCGGCGAACTCACGCGCCTGCCGCTCTTTGAGCAGGTACACCGCCTCTTGTCCTGGCGCGGTGGTGATGTAGCGCGCGCGAGCGCGCCCGGCGGCCTGATCGATGCGGGCCTTGGCATCCGCGCGCAACGCATCGAGCACCACGGCAGCCGGCACGCCGGCCGCCTCGGCATCGGCCGGCGTCTCGCAGAAGTAGGTCGTCCCGTTGTGTTGGATGGTGATCACTAGAGCTCCTCCTTACAGCACCGTGGCGCCGTAGTTGGTGATGACGTTGGACAGGCCGTCGGGGTTGGTGCGCAGGACGTCAGCCATCTTGGCGCCGCCGGAGAGGGTGACCACGCCTGCCGTGGAGATCGCTGCCGTGCCTAGGTCGAGTCTGGATACTACATACGCCACATCCGTAGCAACCGGCGTGCTGATGTCCACATGCAGCAGGCCCAGCAGCGCGGTCGAGCCATTGCAGCTGACCAGGCTGTTGCCATCGCGCAGGAACAGATCGCCCCGGCGCATTTTGACGGGAATCATGGCGTCAGCTTCGCCAGACGACACCAATCCGTTGCTCCAGCCCCAGGGCAGCGCGGGATCGGCGCGCGCGGGCAGGTCGACGTCTACATGGGCAAGCTCGATCGATCCGCCCGATAAATAGAAGGCGTGCATGATGTTGACATCGCCAGACACCCCGGGCTGTACCAATACCGTCGATGTCAGGGTGCAGCTGGCCGTTACGCCGGAGGCATTCATGCCATTCAGGCTGATGCGCTTGGCGCCGATGCCGATGTTCTCGCCAATGACATGGGTCTGGCCGTCGGCCAGCCAGATTTTGCCGAATCCGTTGGCCGGCACGGCATCACAGGCCTTCTTCACCGTGGCAAACGGCGCCGCCTGCGTGCCCTCGTTGGCGTCATCGCCATTGACCGCATCGACGTAGTAGATGCGATACAGGCGGGGCGCCGCCGCCACCGCAGCCGCCACGGCGGCGTCGATCTCTGCCTTCTTGTTCTGGAAGGTCTGATTGAGCGCCGCGGCCTCATTCGCCAATACGGCGATCTGTTGTTCCAAGCTCATGGTTCACTCCTCTTTCAGTGATAGGTGCGCCACAGGTAATCGGCGGTCTGTTGCGCCACGCGCGCCTGTTCGGCCACGGTCGTCAGCTGGTCGAACAACGCTAGGTTCTGGCGAATGGTTCGGATCTGGCCCGCTGCCAGGGCGGCCACTTCCTCGCTCAGCACCAGGTTCAGCCCGGCGCCACTGCTGACCACGGTGACCGAATCCGCTGGCAGCGCCGCCAGGCTCAGGTCGAAGGCGAGCAGCAGGTCCACATTGGCGGTTTTGTAGGCCAAGGGTTGGTTGGGGTCGGACCAGACGGCCAGCAGGGTGCCATCCTCGAGAATGAACCCCACCTCGCGCACCCAGAACTGACTGGCGCCGTCGGCAATGGCGCTCAGGTGGATCTGGGTAGGCGAGACGCGCTGGCCATCGGCCACGGGAAACCGGGCCTTCTCGTTGCGCAGCCGCGTCTGCGCGCGCGTGGGGTTGTAGGCATCCGCCCCCAGGGCAATGTGGGTGATGCGCATGCTCAGGCCGTCGTTGCTCGCGGCGAATACGGCCTGCAGGCCGGCGTCGGTGATGATCGGTTGCAAGGGGGTACTCATGCGGCCTCCAGTTCAACTCGCAGTACGGTTCGGGATTGGGCGGCACCCGCCGCGCCCAGGGCGTTGCGGGCGGCGGCCACCGGCGGGCTCAACACACCGGCTCGCCGGGTCGATGTCAGCGCCTGGTGCGCGGAGGTCGCGCCCAGGACGTTGCGGTGATCCAGCTGATAACCCAGGGCGCCGTCCCGGCGGGTGAGCCCGCGCGCCTGTGCCGCCTGGCCCACGATCAACCCGTCATCGAAACGCGCCCCAACCCGCAGGGTGTAGTGGCTGCGCGCCGGCTTGGTCGCCTCCACCTGACGGCGGAGCCGGGCCTGCACGGCCGCATCGAGCACGGGCCGGTTATCGGCCAGCAGGTTGTCGTTGACCCAGGCGGTCAGCTCGAAGGTGTGCGGCGGACCACCGGTCTGCCACCACTCGCGCAAACTCACGCTGGCGCCGGTGACGGCGATCGCGCGCCGCACGGCACCCACCGTTCCCTTGTGCTGATGCACCGCCATCGAGGCGGCAATGGCCTCGCGCTGCACCGCCTCGGGCCAAGTGCTGTCCCATTCATCCACCGATAGCGCCCAGGCCAGCCAGGGCAGCAGGTGGGCGGGGCAGGTGTCCGGATTCCACAGGTCGCGCAGCGGCACCGGCAGCCCCTCAATGCGACTGCCCGCGGCCTCGCTGAGATGGCGCTCGGTGGCGGTGGCGTTGGGCGGCAACAAGTCAGACACCGGTGCCTCCCACGGTCACGGTCACGCCGGTGCAGTACGCCGCTTCGGTGTCGGTCGCAACGATGTCGGCAGCTGGCGTGCTCAGGGCCACGCGCTGCACGCCCGGCTGGTGCAGTGCAGCGATGAGCCCCGAGCGGGTGATGTCGTGGCCCAGGCGGTGATGATCGGTCACATAGGTGTTGACCGCCTGCTGTGCAGCGGCCTCCACGGTGGCTGCATCGGGACCGGGGTACAGCGTCAGGGTGGCGCTGACGCTGTAGGTAATGATTCGGGTCGGGGCCTGCACCGTCACTTGATCGGTGAGCGGGCGCACGTCCTCGGCGTTGAGAGCAGCGCGGACAGTATCCAGCAGCGCCGGATCTGGCGTCCCGTCACCCACGGTCGAAAGCACACTCACCAGTACCTCGCCAGGGTTCGGTGAGGTGACCGACACGTCCTTAACCTGGGTCGACGCTGAGAGCGCATAGAACACATAGGCCCCCACCGAGCCCGCCGTGGTGTAACCCTCAAGGGCCAGCTGGGTGCGGGCGCGCAAGCGGTCGTCGCTCTCGTAGGTCGGCGGCACCGGCGGCACGGCGTTGGGGTCACCCGGGTCCACCACCTGGCGCTGCACGCCGAACAGCGCGGCCAGGTGGTCCAGATCGGCGCCGGTGGCGTAGGCCAGCATGCAGGCCCGGGCGCCGTCATTGACCCGTTGACGCAGCAGCAGTTCACGCAGTGCGACCACCTCGCACAGCTTGGTGACCGGCTCGGACTCCACTGCCAGCACTGGCTCCAACGTCGGATCACGGGCGATCAGGTCGGCCTTGATCGCGGCCAGGACGGTCTCGTAGTCGAGCGGCTCGACGACCGTGGGCGCCGGCAATTGCGACAGGTCGATAGCGACGAATGCGCTCATACCACCAGGCCCTCCAGAGTGACTGGCCTGCCCTCCGGCAGGTACTCACCGGTCAAGTCGAGCGCCACCCTCCCCAGCTCCAGCGCGTTGATCTGCACCCGGCGCAGGCGGAAGCGCGGCTCCCAGCGGGCCAGGGCCTCGGCGGTGGCGGCGTAGAGTGCCAGCAGGGTGTTCTGGTTGAGCGGTGCGTCCAGCAGTTCGAACAACCGCGAACCGTAGTCGCGGCGCATCACCCGGGTGCCCACCGGCGTGGTGAGGATGTCGGTGATCGACTGGCGCAGGTGGTCGATGCCGCTCAGGCGCTTGCCGGTTTGTGCGTTCATGCCCTGCATCATCATCCTCCAGCGAACACGTCCGGGCTGCCGGTGGCCACGCTGGAGCCACAATCCACCGGGTCGCCGATGCGCCCGAGTTGCCGGCCGTTGGCGTACACCGTGGACGAGCCTGCTGCCAGAGTGCCGCCGTGGCAGGGATGCGGCGGCGCGGTGCAGCAGTGCACAGCCCAAGCGTCCCCCTGGCGGTGCGCGGGGATGCCGTTGACGAACACGTCCGGGCTGCCGGCAACCGAGGGCCGGGCCGGGAAGCAGCCGTGTCCGGTGCACAGGTCTCCTTGTCGCGTCACGGCAGCCATCAGTTCAGGTCGATCCTCGTTGCGGTCAGTTTCATGTTGCCGTCGGCAGTGATCTCCACATCGCCGCTGGCATGGAGGGTCAGTTTTCCGGAAGCGCGGTCGTGTTCCAGATAGCCGCCGTCTCCCCAGTCGATGCGGGTGATCTCCGGGCTGTTGCCATTGGCCGGATGCACCGTGCTGTAGAGCGCGGGCAACACCACGCCCGCTGCCAACTCGCCATAGGGCGAGAACACCATCACCTGCTCGCCCACCTCCGGCGCCCACCAGGTGCGATCACCGCCGGCCCGCGGGGTCAGCCACATCAGCCAGTCGGTGAGCAGATCACCAATGGCCACCCGCACCCGGGCGCGGCCGTAGTCGGCCTCGGCCACCGTGCCGATGCGCACCACATTGGCCAGGCGGCGCTCGATCTCGGCCAGGCGCATCAGCACGTCATCCACCGCTCACCTCCACATAGTCGGGTTCGTGACCCAGACCAATATCCGGCGCGATGCCGAGGAATACCTTGCTGGGCGTGATGCCGGTGCCGTCCCAGAGCGACGCAACCAGATAGAGGGTCTGCTCCCAGCTCACCACCCAGGATTCGTAGCCGGCCTGGCCAGGCCGCATGTCGCCAGGGGCCATGTGCAACCCCTTGGGTCGTCCGATGGACGGTCCCATGCCCCAGCCGTTGCGCCGCACCAGGGTCATCACCTCGGCCGCCATCTCGCGCACCGAGAGCGCCACCTCGGGTGTGTGCAGCGACAGCACGCAATGAATGGCCCAGCGACCCCGCAAGGGCATGCGCCCGTCGCCGATGTCGTCGCCCTCGTCCGCCTCTTCCAGCTCCAGCAGCAGCGCCGGGGTGTCGATCGGATCGCTGCCCAGTGGCGCATAGTGCGCGATGGTGTCCACCCGGCCGGTGAACTGATCGCGCAGGGCCGCCAGGATGGCCTGATGCAGATCCGTCAGGGTTGCACTCATGTCTCGTACCGCGTGGCGTAGTTGAGTTCCTGCTCCAGCAGCTCGCGGAAGCGGCGTTCGGCCCGCCGTGCCAGGCGGCTGTCCAGTTCGCGGGCGATCCCGTCGGCCACTTCGTCAAGCGGCGCACCCAGCAGCTCTACCGGAAACCGGCCGCTGCTCACGCGCCCCGAAAAGGGACGGTAGCGGCGCTTCGGGTGATAAGTGGCATAGCCTGGGTTGCGCGCGCTGCGGATCCACACCTTGGGCTGACTGCCATAGACCGCGCGGTAGAAGGCGCCCTCGTAAGTGCGACCACGCACCCGAACACCGGCGCGCTTCGGCGACCAACTCACCCGGCCGGTCTCGTGCAACGGCAGGGGGTTGAGGCCAAACCACAGCTCACCCTGCAGTCCGTCCAGCTTGAGCGATACCCGGCGATAGGCCTTCAGGGTCTTCTGGGTGGCGCCGGTCTCGCGCGAGAGCTGGCGCAGCACCTGCCGGTGCAGCCAGCGCACCAGCTTGCGATGGGCGCGCTTGACCGCCCGCGACACCGCCCGCTCGTGGTGCGCGAACAGCGCGGTCAGCTCACTCACGGCAGGGTCGAGATCGATGGTGATCATCGCCAGTGCGTCCCAACCGGGTCTTGTGTCTGGTCCGGCTGGCAGTCGAACAGCAGCGCCCCATCCCCCTCGTCCGTGCGCGCGACGATGCGCCAGTCCCGATCGCGGAAGCGCAGCCGGTCGCCACGCGACAGCCCGGCACCGTCGGTGGCTCTCAGGGCCACCTGCACCGTGGTCATGGGCAGGGCCGGATAGGCGTCGCTTCGCCCCAGCGCAACGAGATCCTGCTGTTGTTCGATCACGCCGGTCAGCGTGGCGCCGGTGTCGAGGCGAGTCACCGGCTCGCCCAGCACGTCGAGCACCGTCCGGATCAACCCATCGACAAAGGGCACGCCCATCGCTCAGCCGCTCAGCTGTTCTCGCCTTCCGGGGTATCCACCGGGGCGTCCTGCGGCGCGGTTTTCTTCGGCTTGCTGGCCACGTCGTGCGCACGACCGCTGGCAATCAGCTGACGAGCCAGCTTCTCGCTCACCTCGCTACCGATCTTGTAGGCCTCGCCGGCTTCCAGCCGCTGGCCTTTCTCACCGATCGCGCCACGATCCATCACCAGCCAGATCTTGAGCTTGTTGTCTTCGGACATGATGTCTTCCTCTTGCAGATGGCCGGCGGCGACCGCCGCCGGCCAGGTTCATCAGGCGGCCGCGTCTTCGATGATGGCGAACGACTCGGGATGGCGGACGGCAATGTCCACCAGCATGATGCTGGTCACCTCGACCAGTGCCTGCTTCTTCTTGCTGTAGGGATCGAGGATGAGTTCCATCACGCCCCATTCGCCGATCATGAGGTCGGACCAGTTGCCGAAGATCACCGACGACAGGCCGGTGCCAGTTCCCTTGGTGAGGTTGCCCGGCACCTGGTTGGAGGCGGCGGCGCGGTAGCCGTTGACGCTGCCGAAGCCACGTTCGGTGGAATCGGCCCACACGAACTGGCCACTGTTGGGCGTCTTTTCGGTCTGCTTGAGCGCGCCGCGGACCTTGGCGTTGGTCAGATAGGCCATGTTGTCCACGTCCGCATTGTCGATGGCGATGTCGGTCTCCAGGTCCACCATGACGCCAAAGCTCAGCGGCCCACCGTTGGCGCCCAGCGACACCAGACCGACACCCGTGGTATTGCGGATGCCCAGCGGCTGGAAGTTGGTGCCGGTGCCGTTGATCGCTGCCCAATCCAGACCCAGTGCGTTCACCTTGGCCAGGTCGTCGCGCACGAAGTTCTCCACGTCCAGGCTCGACTGGGCCAGCATCTGCCGACTGTAGGCGGTGGTGGCCTGGGCGCTCTTCGGCATCATGTCCACCTGGTCGAAGGTGGCATTGCTCTCGGGCACATCGGTACCGGGGTTCTCCCCGACCCAGTGCAGGGTGGTGCTGCCGATCTGCCGCGGAAACTGCAGGTTGCCGTGCAGGCCACTCAGCACCCGGGCGCCCAGGCGCTTGACCATCATGCGATTACGCAGCAGTTCGATCAGCGGCATCAGCTGGGTGGGCACCGTCTCGGCACCGGTGCCCGCGCCACCCGCAGTGAGCGGGGCCCGCACGTTCAGGCTGGTGGGCACGAAGATGCCGTCGGTGCTGCGCCCCAGCTGCTTGGCGATGGTGTCGGAGATCTCGCGCTCGAGCCCCGCCTCGTCGCCAAAGGCGGCGTGCCGCAGGGCGCGCAGCAGCGAGTATTCCTGGTCCTCGCGCGCACTCATGCCCAGGTCGATGGGGGAGACCGGCTGGTCACGGGTGACCGGGGCCTGGTCGGCGATCACCGCCAGCACGTCTTCGAAGTCCTCGGCGCGCCGCCCCTGGCTGATGAACTTCTCGGCCAGTTCCATCTGGTTGTTCTCGCGCGCCAGGGACAGGATGCGCTGTACGCGATCACGCTCGGCCTCGGCGGCCGCGCGCCGCTCGCCTTCGACGTTGATGGCGGGCGTGTTGCGGGTTTCCGGATTGACATCCGGGGTCTTCTTGTCGTCAACATCCATTGCAGGGATCCTCTCGATCAGACATTCGTTGGTTGCCTCCTCGGCCGCGCGGCCGACGCCAACGCCATCATCGGCGGGCACCGACACGATGGAGATCTCGTAGGGCTCCCAATCGAGCACGCGATAGGTGTCGCCCTCGTCGCTCTCCTCCTCGAGCCGGAGGCGGTGGATGCGATAGCCAACCGACACCTTCTGCCGGATGCCATCCTGGATGTCCTGAAAGATCTCCTCGGCGCGTGCGCTCTTGCCAAAGCGCACCGTGGCCCGCCCGACGCGATCGCCGTCGATCTTCACGGACTCGACCACTCCCACCTGGTCGCGGTGGTTGTGGTCCACAAGGACCGGCGCGGCATTGCGCAGGCGGCCGAGCCTGACACTGCCGGGCGCATGGTCCAGAATCTCTTTGCCGAACCAGCGCTCCACCGGCTCTTCCGAGCTGAACGCCAGTTCCACCGTGCGTGTCTCGGCCGACACGCTGCGCGTATCGAACCGGGCCTCGCGGAACAGCGGGCCCGTCTCAATCCTTCGGGTCTTCGTTGCCATCGTCTTTCGGCTCCTTCGGCTCGTTCGGTTTCTCACCGGGCTCCGGCAGTTCGAACCCGGCCCCGGCCAGGATCTCCTTCCAGCGCTTCCAGTCGCGCGCCACGTCTTCCGGGTCCAGCCCCATCTCCTGGAGTTCGCGCAAGGGGCTGGTCATGTAGCTGTCCAGGCGCAGGCGGCGCGCCTGCTCCTCTTTCACTGGCTCGTTGAATTTCCAGCGACGCCCCTGGAAGTGCACCCGCGTGTACTTCTCGAAACGGCTTGGCGACAGCGGGCGCGGCCCCTTGCGCGTGGGCACTTCGATCGTTCCCAGCTTCAGCTGCCAGGCCAGCCAGTCCTCGTAGAGTGGACGTAGGAAGCTCTCGATCATCCAGTTCTGCAGCGTGGTCCACAGCTCGCGCTCTTCGAGCTCGAACACCTTGGCGCTGGAGTAGTTGACGTTGGCCGCATTGTTGGCGAGCTTGTGCGCCGCCACCCCGAACCCGGAGGCGATACCGCGCAGTATCTGGTTGCTGAAGGCCTCGAACTCGCCGTTGGGATACCCTGGATCGAAGTTGATGATGTCCTTCACCCCGGGCGGCGCCACCGTCATCAGGCCCGCTTCCATCTGTTCGATGAACTCGCCCTCGTCGTTGCGCGCGGCCAGGCCAGCGGCGATCTGCTCCGGCGTGAGCGGCGCCTCTTCGTCCAGCAGGTACATGCCCATCTTCGAGGCCCCGGCCCGGGCATTGACCAGGGCGGCCTCCTCATAGCCATTGAGCATCATCAGGCGCATGGCCGGCGTGGCCAGCCACGGAATACCCCGCTTCTGCCCGATGCGCTCGACCACGAAGTGGTGATAGATCTCACCCGCCGGCACCCTCACCCGTTGCGCGTTGCCGCTGTAGTAGCTGCGCGCGACCGCCGGATCGCCGCGAAAGTAGTAGGCCTGCGGCCGCCCCAGGTCGTCGAACTCGATGCCGTGCCGAATAAACCGCCCGCCAGCCAGTGCATCGTGGTAGTTGACGTCGAGCAGCTCCGGGTCGATCAGCTGCAGCGCGTACTGGTAGCGCCCGAACTCCGGGCCCAGCCGCCGCCGCACGATGACCTCACCATCCACGGCCACCGTGGCAATCCACAGGCGGCACAGCTCGGCAAACGACAGGCGCTGCGCCATGTCGCAGTGCCGCGCCCTGCCCCACTCGCGCCAGGCGTTCTCCAGGGCCTGGTTGGCCAGGTCGTCGGGGCGACCGTCGGAGCCGACGGTGCGCGCCTGAAAGGCAAACCCGTCCGGCCCCACCACATGGCTGCGCACCATGCCCACGAAGCGCCGCGCGTAATCGTTGTTGGCCGCCTGGTCCCGGGAGCGGGCACGCAGTGGTGTGAGCACCCGCGCCACCACCTCGTCGGCGGTCAGCGACTGAGTGGTCCAGCTCGCCGTGAGATTCGACGTCTTCGCCGCGTCATAGCTGCGCCCCAGGCGCAGGCGCGGCGCACGTGGGGTTGCGCCAGTGCCCTCTGATCGCAGCGCGCGATGGTCGGCATAACGCACCGCCTCGCCGGCCGGCAGGATGCCCCGCTCGGCCAGCTTGCCCAGAAGCACCTTGTTCGCCATCTGTCCTCTCATGAAAAACCCGGCTGTCGCCGGGTTCAGAATCGGGTATGGATCCGTACGCCAAGGCGATGCCCGCCCGCATCGCCTGCACGCTCCCGCTCGGCTTGCAGCCGGGCATGACTGATGGCCTTGATCAGTTGATCCAGGCTGCGGAATTGCACGGTGCGCGAGCCGTAGACCACCATCGCGGTCTGGATCTGGCCGGCACTCATCTGCTCATAGGCGCGTTCGAGGTTGTCGAGAATGAGCGCCCAGCGCCCCCGCGTTTCCAGGCCGGTGGTGGCGCCCGCCAGGTCAGGCAGGATCTCGATCTCTCCAGTGGCCACGGTAAAGCGGTCGGTGCCACGCCGCAGGCTGGCGCCCCAGCGGTAGCGCCCCGGAGCCCAGCTGGCCGTATCGGCCGCGGCCTGGTCGACCAGAAACCGCCCGTCCCCGTTGTCCACCGCATCGAAGCGGATCGATTCCCCCGCGTTGACCAGGGCATAGGACAGGGTCCAACCGTCCTGCGGCAGGTACCCAGGCACCGCCACCGGCAGGCGCAGCGTGTCCCCGGCCGTGTGCTGAGCTGGCAGTTTCATCGCTTCCATCCGTTCACGAAGCCACCCCGGCGTGGGCGGCGACCGCGCGCGGGACGCCCCTCGGCGCGCGTATCCGGCGCATCTGTCTCGGAGAACAAATCGTGCTGGCGCAGGAAGGCCTCGAGGTTGTCCCACTGCGCCGGCTTCATCAGGTGCACCTTGGCCGCGCGCGAGGCGTGCAGCGAATACACCTTGCAGTCCCAGAACTCCACCGGCTGGCCGCTCTTCTGTTGCCAGATCTTGCGGTTGCGCACCGAACGATGCGGTGCCTTCACCTCGCCGGTGATGTGATCGTAGAAATCGGCCCGGATGTCCCGGTACCAGTGCCAGCGCCCGGGGCCGTCCCCCTCGAGCTTCATCCGCCCGGCCAGCAGGTCCTTGGCTTTGTGGGTGCCGACGATGTAAGGCGTTACGCCGTAACGCATGGCCTTGGTGTTGCGCCGGCCCTTGGTGTCCACGCTGGGCTTGGGTCGGCTGAAGATCTCCAGTCGGCCGTAGTCCTGGCTGCCACCCTTCACCGCCATCACCTGCACGCCCGTGCGCTGGCGGTTGCGCACCCAGGTATAGACGGCATCCGAGGTCGTACCGTCAGAGCTGTCGATGCTGATGGCACTGATCCGCAGCCGGAAACCGGCCTGCGACTCGAAGGTGCCGAACAGCAGATTGTCCAGGCCGGCCCACACCGGGTCATCCGGCAGAATGGTGTTGCCGTAGAGCTCACCGACGTAGATCGTCCAGCTCTCCTCACCGCGCCCCCAGGCATCGATCAGCACGGCCAGGCGATCGTGCTGCACGTCCACCCCAGCGGTGAGAATCAGCCCGCCAGACGGAACGGTCAGCTCGGGATAGTCGAGCGCCCGCGCCTCGAGCGCATCGCGGTCGGGCGCATCCGAGCGATAGGCATAGGGCCGACCCAACTTGGAGTTGGTGAACACCACCAGGCCGCTATCGTCGCCACGGGCCGCATCGTGCTCGGCCTCGAGGTAGTCACGCACCACATCGGCCAGGCTCGTTCCCGGAAGGCAGACGTACAGCTCGGAGAGTTCCTTGAAGCCTTCGACCCCACCGGCAGTCTCGACATCCACCGTCGGCACCCAGCCACACCAGGGGTCGCCTGCCTCAACGGCCCGCTTGACGGTACGCAGCACGTTTTCCTTCCGCTGCCAATCGTCCCAGGCACTACCGCAATGCGGGCAGACATAGACCGCCGTATCCGGGTCGGCCATCCCGAACACCGGGTGCGGCTGGCCGGCCTCGCGTTCCAGCCAGCTCACGTTCTCCCAGTCGAGCACATGGGACTCGCCGCACTCGTGGCAGGTGATCGGCAGCACCCGCTGGGTGCTCAGCGCAATCTGCTCCTCGACCCGGCTGATCCCCTCCACCGAGGGCGTTCCACCCAGGATCAACTTGCCAGACCGCTGGCGCTTGAGGCGTTCCTTCACCAGGCGGATGGCATCCCCCTGCGCCTTGACGTTCTCGTTGGTGTCGTCCGGCTCCTCGATCACCACCAACGGCGATGGCGTCGACTTCACGTCCGAGATCGCATTCGAGCTGACCAGCTTCAGGAATCCGCCGGGGAACTTCTTCCGGGTCGCGCTGTTACCGCTCTTGCGGCTGGTGCTCACATCGATCAGCCGCGACAACACCGGGGT